TTTTAACGCCAAGCGGAACTTTTGGAAAACGCAGAATATTGACGCCAGAACGGTGGAGGACACTGATAAAGGCGTGTACCAGGTGATTATTGACGAGTACGGCGAGGACTCGCCGCAGGCAATGGTCGAGGTATACGGCGAGTTTCCCGGCGCGGATGAATACCAGTTCATCCCGCTGGGGCTGGTGGAAGAAGCCGGCAAGCGGCCCCCGATGCGCGACCCGGAGGCACCCGTGGTGCTGGGGGTGGACCCCGCGCGGTACGGGGCGGACGCGACGATTATCGTGGCGCGCCGGGGCCGGGATTTGCTCGAAGTGCGACGGTTCCGGGGCGATGACACGATGACGGTGGTGGGGCACGTCATTGAGGCCATTGAGGATTTCCGGCCGGTGCTGACAGTGATTGACGAAGGCGGCCTGGGCGCGGGCGTGCTGGACAGACTGCTGGAGCAGCGGTATAAGGTGCGCGGGGTGAATTTCGGCTGGAAGGCCAAGGATCAAAAGGCGTACCAGAACAAGCGGGCCGAGATGTGGGGCGCGATGAAACAGTGGCTGCGCACAGCGTCGATCAAGGACGACAGGAACCTGAAGAAAGACCTGTGCGGCCCGAGAACGCGGCCGAATTCGTCGGGGGCGATTGCGCTGGAGACGAAGGAGCAGATGAAGGCCCGGGGCTTGGCTTCGCCTGACGCTGCGGACGCACTGGCGGTGACGTTTGCGTTTCCCGTGGCGCACAGGGAGTACAATCCGCGCAGCCAGCACCGGGTGGTTACGACGCACGGGGGAGCCATGCAGTCGGCCGGGTGGATGGCACACTGAGGGTCTGTCATGGCAAAGTCGGTGTCTCTGAGCGTTGGTCGAGGCGAAAAGCTGCCCACGAAGCAGGGCGCTGGCCTGACGGCTAAAGGCCGCGAGAAGTACAACCGCGAAACGGGGTCGAACCTGAAGGCGCCGGCGCCGAACCCGAAGACTGAGGCCGACAAGGGCCGAAAAGCGTCGTTTTGCGCCCGCATGGGTAGCGTCGCCGCGAAGGCCGAGAACGGCGAGCGAGCCAAGGCTGCTCTTAAACGCTGGAAGTGCTGATCATGCCCCAGAAAAAACCCGGCAGCCCAGGGCTGTACGCAGCAATCCACGCCAAGCGCGAGCGAATCGCTGCCGGCAGCGGTGAGAAAATGCGCAAACCGGGCTCTCCGGGCGCGCCCACCGCCAAAGCGTTCCGCGAGTCGGCCAAGACGGCCAAACCGAAGGGGAAATGACATGCCTCTGGTGAAATCCGCGTCCAAAGAGGCGTTCCGCAAGAACGTCAAGACCGAAATGGCCCACGGCAAGCCGCAGAAACAGGCTGTGGCGGTGGCGTACAACACGCAGCGCATGGCCAAGGCTCCTGCGAAGGGCAAGAAGTAACATGGCACGCGACGACGGCATCAACGGGGCTCGGCGGGTAGCCGACGGCGGCTCGGACAAGTCTGAACTGCTGGCAGAAATGCGCACGCGGATGCAGTCCGCGCAGTCGGCGTTTTCGCTCACGCGGCAGGCCGAACTGGACGACCTGCGGTTTATGGCCGGCAGTCCGGACAACAACTGGCAGTGGCCGCAGGACGTGCTTGCGACGCGCGGCAGCGTGCAGGGCCAGACGGTAAACGCCAGGCCGTGCCTGACGATCAACAAACTGCCGCAGCACGTCCGCAACGTCACCAACGAGCAGCGCCAGAACCGCCCCAGCGGCAAGGTCATTCCTGCGGACGATCAAGCCGACCCCGAGGTGGCCGAAATTTTCGACGGCATCGTGCGGCACATCGAGTACATGTCTGACGCCGACGTGGCGTACGACACGGCCTGCGACAATCAGGTTACGTTTGGCGAGGGGTATATCCGCCTGCTGACGGAGTACTGCGACGAGGACACGTTCGATCAGGACATCCGCATCGGCCGCATTCGCAACGCGTTCAGCGTGTACATGGACCCGATGATCCAAGACCCCTGCGGGTCGGATGCGCGGTACTGCTTTATCACGCAGGACATCACTGTCGACGAGTTTGAGCGGATGTTCCCCGACGCTACGCCAATCACGACGCTGCGCACGCAGGGCGTGGGCGATGCGTCGATGGGGTACTGGCTGAACGAAAACACGGTGCGGATTGCCGAGTATTTCCGCATCGAAGAAGAACGCGCCACACTGAACCTTTATCCTGGCGGCTTGACGGCGTTCAAAGGGTCGTTTGAGGCCCGCCAGATGGAAGCGATGGGCATGGAACCCCTGCGCACGCGGGAGTCGTCCAAGCGCGTTGTGAAGTGGATGAAGACCAACGGTTTTGAGGTTTTGGAGGAGCAGGACTGGGTCGGGAAGTACATTCCCGTGGTGCGCGTGGTGGGCAACGAGTTTGAGGTGGACGGCGAGATCCACGTCTCGGGCCTGGTGCGCAACGCCAAAGACGCCCAGCGCATGTACAACTACTGGGTGTCGCAGGAAGCCGAGATGTTGGCGCTGGCCCCGAAGGCGCCGTTCATCGGGTACGGCGGGCAGTTCGAGGGCTACGAAAACCAGTGGAAGACGGCCAACACGCAGAACTGGCCGTATCTGGAGGTAAACCCTGATGCCACAGACGGAGCCGGAAACTCTTTCCCGCTTCCTCAGCGAGCGCAACCGCCGATGGCGCAGCAGGGGCTTATCGCCGCCAAGATGGGCGCCGCAGACGACATCAAGGCAACCACGGGCCAGTACGACCCGTCCCTCGGCGCGACTTCCAACGAACGATCGGGCCGCGCTATTCTGGCTCGTCAGGCTCAAAGCGATACCGGAACCTACCACTATGTGGACAACCTGGCCCGGGCCATACGGCATGTGACGCGCCAGATTATCGACATGATCCCGAAGATCTACGACACGCAGCGCATCGCGCGAATCATCGGCATGGACGGCCAGACAACGATGGCCAAGATCAACCCGATGCAGCCCGAGCCGGTGCGCGAGTTGAAGGATCAGAACGGCGTCACCATCGAGAAAATCTACAACCCCGGCGTCGGCCGATACGACGTTGTGGTGACCACAGGCCCGTCGTACCTGACCAAACGCCAGGAAGCGATGGATGCCATGTCGCAGATCCTGCAGGGCTCGCCGCAGCTGTGGGCCGTGGCCGGCGACCTGTTTGTGAAGAACATGGACTGGCCGGGAGCGGAAGAACTGGCAGAACGCCTGCGCAAGACAATCGACCCGAAGTTGCTGCAGGATCAGGACGACCCGGCGTTGCAGGCTGCCAACCAGCAGATTCAGGTGCTGACGCAAGAGATGCAGGCCATGCAGCAGATGCTGCAGAACGTCCAGCAGTCGATGGAAGCGCAGAAAATGAAGGTCGACACGTTCAAGGCCGAGTCTGACGCCGAGATCAAGGCCTACGAGGCCGAGACGCGCCGGCTGCAGGCGGTGCAGGGCGGCATGACGCCTGAGCAGGTGCAGGAAGTGGTCATGCAGACCATGCGCGACATTGCCACTGTGGGCGACATGTCGATTGCCATGCAGGGCCAAATGCCCACGGCTGCACCACAGGGGATGCCAGTATGAGTTGCGAGAAGTTTATCGGCCAGCTGTTTCTGGCGCGTGATGTCACGCACAGCGTGCATCTGAACACCCGCTCGTACGCCAAGCACAAGGCGCTAGCCAAGTTCTACGACCAGATCATTGACCTGGCAGACAGTTTTGCCGAGGCGTATCAGGGCAAGTACGGCCTGATTGGCCCGGTGGAACTGCAGCAGGCCACCAAGACGAACAACGTGGTGGAGTTTCTTGAGGACATGGTGCAGACCATCATGGACACCCGTTACGATGTCGTCGAAAAGGAATGCACGCCGCTGCAGAACATCATCGACGAGATTCTGGCGCTGTTTTACAGCACCCTGTACAAGCTGAAATTTTTGGCTTAAAGGAATATCATGGCGTCGTACAACAAGTTTAACGACTTTTCTGAGCAGCTTGTCGAAGGTGTCCATGATTTTGGCGCCAACACGTTTAAAGTTGCCTTGAGCAACTCTGCGCCAATAGCATCAAACACCGTGTTGGCCGACATTACACAAATTAGCGGCACCAACGGCTATACCACTGGCGGCACGGCAACGACAATTTCTTTGTCGGAAACAAGCGGCACCACAACGGTAAACGGCACTGAGGTGGTGTTTACGGCTTCTGGCGGAAGCGTAGGTCCGTTTCGTTACGTTGTGCTTTACAACGATTCCGCCACCTCTCCGCTGGACGCGCTGGTGGCTTGGTGGGACTACGGCAGCAGCATCACGCTAGCTGACGGCGAGACGTTTACCGTCAAGTTTTCGAACACAACGCCTGGGGCAATCTTCACGCTGGCTTGATCATGATCAAGATTGATTTTGAGTTTGACACCCCTCACGGCAAGTTTGCCGATGCTCTTCATCTGCCTGATGACCACAGCTTCAGCGAAGCTGAGATTGAGGCGATAAAGGAGCAGCGTCGAGACAACTGGATTGCTGTGGTGACTGCGCCTCCTGCACCGGAGCCTGAGACGACCAAAGAGGTTGCTGGTGAGGTGTATCAGAAACTAGAGGGCGTTCCGCCTGCGGGAGCCAAGCTGGTTGAGATCGACGGCGTCTGGTACTACAAGGTGTAAGAGATGGCAGATCGCTACTGGGTTGGCGGTACAGCAAACTGGGACGGCACTGCCGGAACCAAGTGGGCAACTACGTCCGGCGGTGCTGGTGGTGCGTCTGTTCCGACCAGTGCGGATGACGTTTATTTTGATGCGAATAGCGGCGCGGTGACGGTGACGGTTAGCGCATCAGTAAATTGTCTAAACTTAGATTTCACAGGGTTTACTGGTGTAATTACTGGCACAGGCACAATCAACGTGTACGGCAGCATTACCAGAGTTTCTGGAATGACTTGGAGCCATACAGGTAACTTTGCACTGCAAGCAACTAGTGGTTCCTATACGATAACAAACGGTGGGAAAAGTTTTGGTGCTAATTTATTGCTTGGAGTAGTCGTAGCTGGTTCTGCAACTTGGACGTTACAAGATGCTTTGGTTGTCAACAACAACATTATCCAGACCAACGGAACCTTTGATACCGCCAACTACAACGTCACTGCTTCCGCGCTATCCTCCACCAACAGCAACACTTGCACGATCAATCTAGGATCGTCTACAGTGACGTTGAGTAGCACAACTCCCGTTAACTTTAGCACATCTACAAATCTAACGTTTAATGCAGGTACTTCAACACTTGTTTTTACATCCACAGGAACACAAAATGTAAACAACGGAACAACCGGAATAACTTTTTACAATGTAACTTGTGGATCAACATCAGCCACCGGGGCAACGCTATTTAACAGTACATCACCGTTAACTTTTAACGATTTGACGTGTACAGCAATGAGCACGGCGGGGGTGCGTCAAGTTTGGTTTTATAGCCCCGCAACAATTAACGGCACCCTCTCCACTAGCGGCACCGCAGGCAACCGCAGAGTCTGGTTCCAAAGCGGTACTTACGGCATCGCCCAAACCCTCACCATCAACTCAGCCCCAAGCCTGACCGACGCAGACTTCCGAGACATCTACGTCATCGGCACAGCCGCGCCCATCAGCGGCACGCGTGTTGGAGACCTGCGTGGATGCAGAGGCATCACCTTCGACACGCCCAAGACGGTGTATTGGAACTTAGCTGCTGGTGGCAACTGGTCTGCCAACGCTTGGGCTGCAAGCTCTGGCGGCGCGGTCAGCACGGACAACTTCCCGTTGGCTCAAGACACCGCTGTCATTGAGAACACGGGGCTGAATACATCAGCTACGGTGACGATAGATTCTGCGTTTTCATACACCGGTGCATTGTCAACACAGACAAGAACAAATGCTTTTACATTGGGCGGCAGTAACCCAATGACATTTCATGGGAATTTGACACTATCCTCCGCCGTCACATTAAGCTACAACGGCACAATTACATTCTCAGGCCGCAATATCCAAACCATTACAAGCGCTGGAAAGGCTTTTAGCAGCAATTTGGTAATTGACTCATATGGAGGCACGGTTGAGCTTGGAGATGCGTTTAGTGTTTCTGGTAACAACCTCACCATTACCAACGGCACCTTCGACACCAAAAACTACAACGTCACCGCAGGCGCTCTGTCGTCCAGCAACAACAACGTCAGGGCGATAACACTGGGGTCGAGTACGGTGACGTTGAGTGGTAGTTCTCCCGTCTCGTTAGCTAACTCATTAAATTTAACATTCAACGCCGGTACTTCACAAATAACTATTACAGCTAATCCTGGGCTTAGTTTTGAAGGGGGTGGTAACACTTTCTATGATTTGTCATTTACCGGGACAGGCGGCTCCGGGACAGTAGCCCTTAACGGAAACAACAACCAATTTAGAAACCTTACCTTTTCTGCATTAGACCCCGCAGTTGGACTAAGAGTAGTTGGGATGCAAGGCAACAACACCATCACCGGCACCCTCACCGTCGCTGGAGCCACAGCAGTCCGTCGCATCTTCGCCCGCTCTGACACCCTCGGCACCACCCGCACCCTCACAGTCGGCACGCTCAGTGCCGACGATTGCGACTTCCGCGACATCACCATTGCTGGCACCGCAGCAGGCTCTTCTCCGACCCGTGCAGGCGACTGTGGCGGCAACAGCGGCATCACCTTCCCTGCGGCCAAGACCGTCTATTGGAACCTTGCTGGAGCACAGAACTGGTCTGCAACGGCTTGGGCACCAAGCTCTGGAGGCAGTCCTGACATCAACAACTTCCCGTTGGCGCAAGACACGGCGGTGTTTGATGACACAGGTAGTGCAGGGACGGTGACGATCAATAC